CGGTCATCAACCGGGCGACGGCTGAACAGGCAGATCTCAGGAAACAGAGTGTTATTAATCACGTCCTCAACAGCCTGACGTTCAGGCTGTAATACGGTCTGTTCTGCGATGCTGATCGCCTCTTGCGCGGTGGCACGGTTCAGGGTGGAATCTACTTTTCCGATCAGGATTTGCGGCAGTCTGAACAGGCTGGTGATACTCTTGTCGAGCCATTCCAGGTATTTAATAAACATGCCTTCAGTTGTCATGATCTTGGACAGGTCTTCAATCTTAACCTTGGGGCTGACGACTTCTTTAGCTGTGCCTGAACCGGCGACCATGGCCTCAACCTGAATGATCACGGCCTTTGAGCGTGAACCCTGTCCTTTTAACTGTTTTAACTGATCGCGGATTTGTTGCGCCAGCTTGGGATTGTCTGCGCCTTCGATGATAATCGCCAGCGGGGGCGTGCCGCCGTTGTCGAGCACGTCCAGATTGCAGATGCGGATCGCACGGCTGGCCAGTACGTCAGGCAGACCCGGCAGCCATTCGGGCATCGGGAACTCGTCGCCAGTTGTCACAATGGGCATCCACAGAATTTCTGTGGCGGGCTTAAAGTCTGCGGGCAGCGTCGCGTCAGCAGGGAAGATCTCACCGGTCACACGGCTAACCTGTCTCAGATCGCCAAACTCTTTGAAATAGATTTTCTTGCGGGCAGAGGTTGCGCCCAGTCTGCGGGGGATGATCTCCTGAACGAACCTGCGGAATCGGCGTGGCTCTGTCTGGACATAGGTGTTATTACCAACTCGGATATTGCGCTCGTAGTCGATAATCTCTTCATCGTAAACGCAGGGACGCAGGGTCTTGGTGTCTTCGATTGGGTTCACGCCAACCACTTGGCCGATGGCGTTGCGCAGGATCTCCAGCGCCCCGAACCCATAGCGGCGACGGGATTCGAACACCAGTGAGAACACATCTGAAGCGGATCGCGTCGGGCAGATATAACGCAGGAAGGCGTCAAGCTCGTCCTTCTCCTGTTTGATGGCCTGAATCATATTCGCGTCTTTAACAGGGTCAAGTTTGGAACTGTCCACCAGAGGCACAAGCTTGAATCCATTGCCAGCGGTGGCGGCGACGTGGCCTTTGATGGTACGCGAAAGCTCGGGGCACTCATCGATCACAAGCTCAAGCGCTGTCAGGGGATAGCGCGGTTTGATGGCCAACGGCATTTCACTGGTGCTGTAATACTCTTGCGATGCTGGAGCGGTAGCCGCTTTTTTATTCCGGCCACGTTTGGGCGCTTCAGGCATATCTTCTTCTGTCAGATGGTTTGACAATAAGTGAAAGTTTCTGCGCTCAAGTGATGACGATAGCTCAAAATCCAGCGCGTTTGCACGTGCTGACGTGATATAAGTTGGCGTATTGTCAGTCATTATTCACAAACCTGTTGTTAAAAGCCTTTTTATAGTCAAAGACTTCCGATAATCCCTTAAAAGCCACAGATAGAGACATGATGCAGTCATCATGCGCTCCCTTTGGTGCGCCCATCTTGTTTCCTCCGAGATTTTGAAATTCATCAAACTCGTCGATAATCGTTTGAGAGCCTATCCTTAATCCTACCACAGAATCTTGTTTATTCAACGGATCGGTATAAAATTCAACTGCTTCAGAAATAGCACCACGCATCAGATAAATGGTTGTAGATTTTTCACTAAGTGTTGGCATCCCGTCGTATGTGTTATGGCCAGCGTGAACAAACTCATCCCAATCGGTGCAGAGCGGAACGGTTTCACCCTCTGGATTGGTCACAAGCGTCATATCTGAACGGGCCTTTGCAATGGTGGCCCGGCCGATTCCGTTGGTCTCGATGAACACCACGCCGGGGTAGCGCTTCCACACGTCATAGGCATGCAGGTGCAGATCAGTACTGCTCACGTAGTTTGAGCGCCACTGGTAAATCTGTTCACGGGTTTCAGCGTCGATCACAGTTATCACGCTGTAATCACCGCCAGCTCCGTCGGCCACATCTACACCGATGCTGTGAATGTGCCCGGGGATGGCATCGCGTTCCTGACAGGTCAACACCTTCAGGTCACGTTCTGGGTCAACGAAGATCGCAGATCCGGCGGATTCAAAGCAGTCCTCATCATTCTCGGGGTATTCCTGTCTGAACGCCTGCGGGCCTTTGGTGGCCAGTGTTGGCGAGGCTTTGGTGCGCCTGCGCCAGCGGATCTGCTCCATGCTCAGTTCAAGCGCCCACTCTTTGCGTACGAACTCAATCAGCTTCAGTTCTTCAGCGGTCAGGGATTCCTCTATCTTGATACGCTGCGCTTCTGAGTCCAGCGGAACCTGGTATTCGTCATGCAGGAACCACGGCCAGAAACGGGAAGTCCAGCCGGATTCGGGGTCTTTCCCAAGCTTGTAGAACCTGTGAAAGTACCCGCCCTTGATGCGTGGGCTGGATTCGATAAAGATATTTGTCGTCGGATCATTCAACGCCGGGTCGATGCCCTGAATCAGTTCTTCAGCGTATGGCCACTCCTCAAGTTCTGACAGCAGGGCGTTACGCAGGGTGATGGATCGGCCTTTCTTTCTGCTCACGGCCTGACTCTGGCCCGGGGTTCGCGCGCTGATCTTGCTGGAGATCACGCTGAAGGATAGTTCTTTGGTGTTGTCCTTATCAGGCACAGGCAGGACTATCAGCGGGTCTTGTCGGTTGATGCTGTTGAAATAGTATTTGATGCGCTCGTCGAGCATGGTCTTTGAGGCGTCGTCGTCCTGACAGAAAAGCCATGTGCGGGTGCTCGGAAAGAATAACGTGTCGTGCAGCAGGATCGCACAGATCAGAGAGGACAGCCCGAACTGGCGGGCCTTCAGATTCACTTCGCGGATGCCCTGAAAGCGGTGAACAGTCTTGCCGGTGCTCAGTGTGTAGGGCTTCCAGTATTTGCGCTTCAGTTCTTCGTAATAGATGCTCTGAATCTGATTGAGCTTAAAGGGGACTTCTTTCCCGCTCTTGTTGACAATCTTCAGACACCGCTCGATCCACAGGCGCGGGTCGTCCCTGAAACGGCTGAACAGCTTAATGCGCTGCTCTCTGACGTTGGGATAGGGGTCACTCGGGCTGGTGCTGTTCACTGTCTTCAACTAGATCGGCAAAGTCCGTGCGGTCAACAGAAACCATGTTACTCTGTTTTTCCATCCAGTCGAGATGGTTCTTTGCCCAGAGTGTGGCCACGGTCGGAACCTTGTCTATGAAAGCCATCTCGTACAATTTCTCCCGGGCGGTTACTTTGCCCGTGGTGCGGTACTTGCGGCGGAAGTCCACCCAGTCGATTTTGAGATCAGACTTACAGCGCTTTTCAAGCGTGCCACGCTTCACACCAAACGCCTCGGCAATGTCTTCAGATCGGCACTGGGCCATCAGCATCCGCTTAACGCGATCCCAATCGATTGGAATCTTGACGTTGTTTTTTGCCCCTGGGCGGCGGCCCGGCTTACCTGTGGAGATTACTTCTTCAGGATATTCTTTCATTTTTCACTTCCTCGAATGTCTGGCCTGTTGATTCTAGTATAGCCTGTCTCCCGGTGAAGTCTTGCCAGCGGCGAACAATGACGTCGCAGTAATTCTGATCCAGTTCCATCATGCGGCAGTGGCGGCCAGTCTTTTCACAGGCGATCATGGTTGAGCCTGAGCCGCCATAAAGATCAGATATAATTTTTTTATCTTGTCCCCATTTTTCAAAAAACCATTCTGCCAATGCTGTTGGTTTTTGTGTTGGGTGCGATCTACACTTGTCATGCTCTTGCTCTACACCAAAAACACCAGCCCACTTTATTCTAGCTATACTTCTTTTATGTTTTGATTTTGACCAGCACAATTCAAATGATGAACCATAAATTTTATCTGTTGATTCTTCAATTCTTTTATCCCAAACAATCCAGCTGCCATTATTTTTATCTAAAATCAATTCTGAATAATAATCGGCTCCCCATAAAAATATTTCTTGACAATAAGAAAAAAAGGATAAAATTGAATTGATTAGTTCTGGACTAAAATCATCGTGGTCTCCGATGACTTTTTTATAAACATTTCCACCGTTAAGAGATTTTTTTTTATTCATTTCAGGGTTTCCTTTTGCTGAGCTATAATCAGCATTTAGATGCATCCCATACGGCGGATCAGTAAACACCATATCAGCCTTCTCGCCATTCATCAGCGCGGCCACCTGATCAGCGTCAGTGCTATCCCCACACAACAGCCGATGATCCCCAAGCACCCACAGGTCTCCAGTCACGCTGACAGGCACAGGCTGAACCTCCGGGGTTTCGTCCGCATCTGTCTGGCCAACAACCTGATCCGGTTCCGCATCCCCCCACGGCACATCCAGCCCCCACTCGTTCAGCTCGGTTGAATCCCAGTCCGCTTTCAACTTGTCAAAGTCCCAATCACCGTTCGAAACGTTGTCGCGAATCATGATCTCGCGCTCTTTTTCTTCGGTCAGATCGGGGAACATCACACAGGGCACAGTCAGCCATCCCAGGTCTTTTACAACCTGAAGCCTCTGATTCCCGCCGATCACGATGTTTTTGCCAGTGCGGTTGCTGAGAATCAAGGGCCGGGCCTCCAGCAGGTCAGGATTATCATCGATGCTTTTCTTCAGGGTCTGGTATTGCGCGTCACGCAGGATGCGCGGGTTGTTGGGGTGCTTGGTGAGCTTCGATACTTTGAAGCGCTCGACGGGATGGATGACTTCAGACATAATATTATTCGTCTAAAGGAGCGTTGAGATCGACTTGCACGTCTTCTCCATCTTGGAAAGATGGCGTGTTACTACATACACTATCAACGCCTGATTTTCGTTCTTTTATTGTAATCTTTTTCCCGCGATACATTCCAGCACCTATTTCATCTATTTTTGAAAAAGGAATAATTGGAACAGTTATTTTACATGATTTATCAATCAATAGAATATATCTTAACTGAAATCCATTTATTTTTTTCCAACCCCAATGTTCTTGGTCTAAATATTTTTTGTAACTTCCGTATTTTTGAATTATTTTTTTACTACTTTTAATTGTCATTGAGTGTATTTTTTTTCCGTTTGGAAGCAAAAATAAATCAGAGTTTGGTTTTATTAAAGTTAAAAAAAATCCACTTGCTCTGTAAATTGTGCCATCTCCACAATCACATCCGTCCGAATAAGATAAAATCCATTTAATTTGAGGCGCTTGTTTTTTTATTAGTTTTAAGCATACAGATATAACTCTACTTTCTGAATATTTTGGTAAATAATCATCAAACGCCATTCTGTTTAACTCTAAATATCCATTCCATGATGTATTTTCAACAAGTCCAATAGTTTTACTTTTATCTAAACTACTCCCAAAAGATAAAACACCATGTAAAACTCCATCCAAAAAAGCACCAAAATGCAAACAGCTATTTTGAACAACTTTTCCACTATAATGATGTTTTTTAACAAAATCATTAGCTATTTTTGCAGGAATAACTTTAACCAAAATATCTTTTACTCTACTCATAATTTGAAATAATAGTATATAAGGCGTTGCCGTTTCCGTTATGATTTCCGAACGTTTCAATATATTTATAAGAATCTGATAATTTAATTTTTTCTAAAGCAGATTTTATTACATCAGCTTGTTCATTTGCTAATGTAAAAGTCATTTGCTGAAAAGGAGGTTTATCACCATCTGGGAGTGAAAAATCAGTGGTTAATTCATCAATATCTAATCCTGATTGATCAAAAATAACTCCCCAATCATTCAGGTTTGTCGAATCCCAATCTTGCTGAAGTTTTTCCCAGTCCCAATCACCGTTTGAGACATTATCCCTGATCATTATTTCTTTTTCTTTTTCTTCAGAAATATCAGGGAATAAAACTCCTGGAATTGTCAGCCAGCCTAAATCTTTGACAACTTGAAAGCGCTGATTTCCTCCTATTATTGTCAGCTTTCCAGTTCTGTCGCTTAATATCAGCGGTCTGGCCTCCAATAATTCAGGGTTGGATTCAATACTGTTTTTCAATGTCTGATAAGCAGAGTCCTTGAGTATCCTTGGATTGTTGGGGTGCTTTCTGAGTTGCGATATTTTATATTGCTTGACTTCGTGAATGACTTCAGACATAACAACCCTCCTTGCAATCCGCCCATCTGTAAGGATATTCAGGCGCGTCCTGATTCACAGGTTTGCAGCCCTGAAGCATTAGCCACAGGGCAAGCATTGCAGCGATCTTGATCATCTGTCACTCCCGCTCCCTGTGATCTTTCCCTCTGATTTGCGGCGGGCAAGCTTATCCAGATTAACCTGGGCTACGTCTCCGAGCATCAGCCCGGCCTCGTGCGCGACAACCGCCACATACCACAGGACATCACCCAGTTCTTTCAGCAGCTTCTCCCGGCGCTGCTCTGTCAACTGGCCGCCGTCATCGCGGATCATCTTCTTGATCAGTTCGGATACTTCCCCGGCTTCCCCGGTCAGACCGAGGGCGGGATAAATAATATTTTGACCGATATTTGGATACATAGCGGTCTCTAAAGCGTGTTTTTGGTATTGATTAAAGTGTTCCATGTCATGATTTTAACACTTTTTATGTTTTTCTGGCAAATTAAAAACCCCCGGTGGTGTTCCGGGGGTTGGGGGTTAGGGATTGGCCTTGCCGTTATCCCATAGGGCGCAGCAGTATTCACACATGGTATCGGTCATGTGCGGGAATGTGACTGTGATATTGCTGGTAGTTTTTTGCAGGATGTCGGTATGCGCGTGTCCGCGCTCTGTGTGCTGGCCGCATACCCCGCATGTTCCGGCGTGCGTTCCGGTGCGGGCCTGTTCTTCTGTCAGTATAAACCTGGCGATCATGGGATCTCCTTCGTCAGAGGTTGTTTTATTTTAATCTGTTTAGTTAAGTTGTGCAATGGGGTGCCCCGGATTTTTACACCAGGGCTTTGGCGTGGTTAGATCGAGACGATCTGGACTGCCTTCATTGAGTTATGAGCGAGATTTGGATCAACAGATACATTTTTACCAATCGTAATCTCTCTGTAAATCTCGTTGATTCCAGTGATAACTTTGCTGAGTTCTTCTAAGTGAATGTCTGAAACAAAATCAGGATTTATTTTTACGGAATAAGTTTTGGCTTCACCCATCGCAAATCTCAATCTTCCAATCACTTGACTCATTGCGCGAGTGGTTGATTTCTGAACATCAAGTCCATCTTTTATTCTTGTTTCTAGATCACGCATATCAATAATCTGTTTTCTACGCTCCTCAAGCCTGATGCTTTCTTCTTTCTCAAGCTCTTTTAATCTGGCCTGTTTCTCAGCAATGGCTTTCTCAACGCTGGAGTAACCATCAGGGATAACGGTCACTTCCTTGACGACTTCAACCTCTTTGATGACCTCAATCTCTTTGACAACTGGCTGAGCCACTGCGGCTTGAAGTCTTTCAATTTCTTTACTGAGCTGGTCGCGTTCCTGGTTGAATTCCTCGATGTCTTTTTTAAGGAAATTAACCATTTGCTTGTTCACGCTCAGTTCTTGATGAATTCGCTTGTTTTCTTCTTCTGTTTCTTTTGCCTGTCGTTTAAGTTCTTTGACTTCTTTAACGCTGACCGTTTCTCCAGCTTCTACTTTAGCTGTGACTTCTTCGATTACGGAATCTGGAGTGGAAGGTGCGGCTAGTTCATAGAGAATGGTTGGGGAAATATACAATAATTGTATATTTGATCCAAATCTTTCAGCTACTTGCATAATGTTATGAGCTGTCATGCGCTTCATCTCAAAATTAATCTTAATCCATTTTTCAAAATTCCCGTGGCCCAGTTCGGCTTTAATCAGAATCAAGTCTTGCCCAATGGCAATGATGTCCTCTGCCGTGCGCTTCAGTCGCAGCTTGATGCGTTCGGTGGCCTGAACAACCTGGCCAGTGGGCTGGATCTCGCTCATATCAAACAATGTTGGTTCATTCATTGGTTTCACCATTTTTCTGCTCAATAAAAATAATTTGGTTTTGTGAATTATGACTGCTTATAAAAAGGTCGTTAAAATCTTTTGAAAATTTATTTTTTATATTTTCAAGCTCATAAATATTATCAAACAAAACTTTATAACTTGAATCTTCAATGTTATCTTTATTTTCTTCTATTTTTTCTCTTATTCTTTTAACGCACCCGTTAAATGCTTCATGAATATAACTTTGAATTTTTTTCGCTGATACGATGTAATATGCGCAATGTCTCATAGAATCTGAAATTATTCTATTTTTAGAAAAATTTTCTTCAACAATTTTAATTGAAACAAAATTAAAAACTTCTGAGATAAACTCTGGATCATTGTAATTTTTTTCAATATTTGCAGCTTTTCTGTTTATCATATAATTAATAAAATTATCAACAAAAAAATCAATATGTTGAAAATACATTTTTTCAAATTTTGATTTATCTAATTTATCTCTGAATTTTGACCACTGTGACGCGAGCGATTTTGAATTGGCTTTTTTATATTGATAACTGTGTTTAACTGAAAGAGATGTAATAATTTTTATTTCAGCATCTTTTTCTTTTTCTAAGAACGCAATCAAATCATAATTATTTGGTGTAAAATTATCTAGTAGCATTTATTACCTTTCATAATTAAGCCTCGTTGCTCTTGTCCAGCAGCGAGGCTTTTAATTTTTTTAGTGATTCCTCATTATCAATATGCCCATCCCAATCATCGACAAAATAAACGCCAAACACTTTACCAAGCTTGCACCTGGATTCAGAGTTTGGCTCTTTTCCGCCGAAATAAAAGTAAACCGATTTCAAGCTTTTGAATCCGGCTTTTGTTGCGAGCTGGTTACGGTTTAACCCATAAAGCTCACAAAGCTGTTTTAACAATGGTAGGGAATATTTCATGTAAATCATTACTACATCATATCTTTTTGTAATAATTTACGCAATGGGTTTTATCAAAAATTCCTGATCCGCTTACTCAATTGCTCAAGCCTGCGATCCGCCTCAATCTTGTCCAGATGCAACTGTCTGATACTGGCAAGCGCGGCGTCACGGCTACGCTCGATTACGCTCAGTTTGGTTTCGGACACAACCCATGCGCGCCATGTCTGATCGGGTAATTCAACTGCTTTGTAAATATCAGGATTCATCAGGGTCTTTCTTTCTGGGGTTCCAGCGGGTGTCGCGGGGCAGGGCTGCAAACAGGAGCGCTGCGCCCAGCAGGGTCAGGCAGATCAGGAATTCAGCGTCACTCATACTCAATCCGAACCTGTAGAATGGCAGCGATCTCATCAAGGGTCTCGAGCGCCAGCTGCACAGCATGTCGGTGGTCTTTGTCTTGCCTTAGGTTATCCATCAGGAAGGAGATCATGCAGGCCGCGCGTACCTGGCTCTGAATAAGCTTGTCGTTCTCTCGCTCGATGCGCAGCAGATCCAGCATGAATTCGCCTATCATGGCATGATCAGTTTGCTGAGCGCTCTGTCCAGCAGGGCTTTGGCCTCAGCGGGGTGTCCTGTGGCGATTAGTTCCGCAGCCTGTGCCATGACTACCCGGTATTCGTGAGCCAGCTTTTTCATGCGGTCGGCGCGCTCTTGCTCTCTGAATAACTGCTGGGCCTGCCAGTGTTCAACCCCGGTCGGACGGCTACAAAGATCCATCGCGGTACGCTTTCAGGGCCTGATGGCCGATCAGAGTGTTGACAGGGGCCTGACACTCAATCACGTTGAGCACGGCGGCCTGTAGGGCCTCCAGCTGGGCGGTACGCTCTTGTAGTTCGCGGGTCAGCAATTCGATTTCTTCTTCTTGCGCCTTCATCTTCTGGCGCAGGTTCTCCACAAGGCTGTTAGCCCGTGCGCTGAGAATCTGGTAACTCTCCTGACTCACTTTCAAAGCATTCCCCTCTGTTTCTTTACAATCACCTGACCAAACGGGCTGAAATGGTAATCAAACTGCGTCGCGCGCCACGTCTGCCAGGTCAGATAGAAAATCGTCTGTCCCTGTAGCGGCTGCCTGCCCTTGACCAGATCTGGGCTGAAGAACTTGATCCGGGTCTTTGGGAAGCAGATCGCCGCGCTGCGGTGCGCGATGGCCTGAAACCACTTGGTCTCGCTGGCATTGTTGGTCAGGACAATTGCCTGAAGCACTTTACCAGAATCATAGGATTCACACAAGACCTGTGTGAACTTTTGAATCAGGGGTTGTCTGTAGGGCGGGTTTAACCACACCCGGCCCTCCCATGGCTGCAATAGCCCGTCTTGTTCAGCGGTGTAGTACCGATCCGCTTTGACGATCTTCTGCGCGGCATGGCTTGATGCCGGGTCAAGCTCGATACCCATCATCACAGCCCGAGCAGCCTCGATGATCTCGGGCGGGGTGAGCCATTCTGTGTTGCCGCTGTTGCGGGTGATGCGTGTGGCCATTACTTCGGATCTCGCAGCAGCTCAAGCGGCACGTGTCCGAACTTGTTCACGTCCCGATCTTCTGACAGGGCCAGTACCACGGCCTGAGCTTCTTCGCAGCCGTAGCAGACAAAGCACTTGTACCCGTTGGCGCTGAGGTACTTCATGACCCGCTTCTGCTTCACGTTGGTGGTAGGCCTGCGCCCGTCTGGGCCGGGCTTCTTTTTCATCTCGATCCACGTCTCCCACGCCGGGATGAAAAGATCAGGGATACCGGCCACGCCGCCCTGAGCTTTGATGTGGTTGGCCGTCACCGGATCCCGCTTGCCCCCGTTGGGGATGGCGAAGATCAGATGGTGGGGAAAGGTCTTGCGGAACCACGCGACAAAACGGACTTGCTCTTTTTCCTCGCTGACCTGGGGCGTGTCCTGTGCCAGTGCTTCTTTGAACCTGCGGATGTCCTCATCACTCATGGGCGTGCCTTCTGCGTCAAACGACATGTTAAATGCCCTCCACTGATTCAGTTTTCGGCCAGTCTGGGTAGCGCTGGTATTCTTCTTTATTGCTTACGCTGGCATTGGAATAATTATTAAATTCCTGCTTTTGACGCAGTAATTCGTCACGCTCTGCCTGAGCTAATTCTTTTTGTTCTTTTTCAAAATTATAAAGATTTTTCAAATAAGCAGCATATTTTACCATTTTTTGATAACTATCTGCTTCATCGCTGTTGCTAACAAGCGCGTCAGCGGAAGCGATAATATTGCCTGCTTCCTCCTGGTATTCGTCTTTGTTGCTTACGCTGGCATTGAAATAATTATCTGGCCATGATTTGTGGACAAGATCAACAACGATTTTCCCGGGTTGATTAGAAACGATTGCCCAGCGCAGGTCTTGATTTGCTAACTTAGCTGAATTGACGCGCAGTTCAACTTCGCAAAGTCCATCGGTATATTCAACGCTATCAAAAACTGATTTATTGATTTTAATAATTCCGACTCCAGAAATATGGCTCGCATCAAAGACATATTGCATTGGAGCTATATTCATCACAGTGTCTGAAATAATAAAATTGACAGAATCGGATTCAGGGCCATCGGATATTCTTCGCGCATGATAATACGCTTCGCTCATCGATCCGCTGTGTTTCACTTTTTCCAAATGACGGCTAAACATTTCTTTCCTCTTTTGTATCAAATATTCTGAAAATTAAACCCACGGGAGCGGGGTAAACCGGATCTGCCCGTCCGCCTCGATGGCCTGAAGCTTGTGAACCTCCACTGACACCGGGCGGCCATTCTCCCTGAACGGGCTGAGCACCACGGTTTCGGGGCGGATGGCATAGCGCTCATTGCCCCAGGTGAGCACGCCCGCATCGATGGTCAGGCAGGGCCCACACCCCACCGGGGCCACAGGGCACAGGAACAGAATGGCCACGTCGGCGGGTACGCGGTCACGAGCGCCCCGCAGGGTCTCTGGCAGCAGATCTGCTTCGATGCCGGTCAGGTCAATCACTGCCCAGTCGTACCCGTCCAAAAAACTAGATTCCAGCGTGGTCAGCAGGGCGTCAGGCTTTCCCTCAGCCCCCGGTGGTGCGTCGGGCCAGTCATAGCTGAGGGCCACCACACGAGGTAGGGGCGGGGCCATGGGTGGGGTGGGGATGGTGTTGGATTGCAGGAGGGCGCGATAGTGCGTACCGGGCGCGTATTTGGTCTTTGAGACCACAATGAGCCTTGCGCTCTCTGCGGCAGAAAGAATCAGTGTACTGGCCACAGAGAGTGCCAGAGTGGTGTCCTGGCATACGAGGATCTCAGCGGAATCCTCTATAGGTCTGTTTTGCAGATTGAGTTTTGGCGTTAGTGCGGCCATGGTTGGGGGTTGGGTTTAATTTCCTTTTTTCGGGTATCAGCAAAAATCATTAAAACATGCGCCCGTTTAATTGTAAAGCATCAATTTTTACCCTCTCAAAATATGATTTTCAAAAAAAGCGGGGTATCCCCCTTTTCCCCCTCCCTACCCTCTCCCTAAAGGGAGAGAGGGTAAGGGGAGGGTAAAAAAGGGAGAATTTACCCTACCCTTTCACTACCCTTTCACTACCCTTTTTGGGCAAAAAGGGTAAAAAGGGCGTTTTCTACCCTTTCTACCCTCGCTACCCTTTTACTACCCAAAAAGGGTAAAAAGGGTAAAAAGGGCAAAATTTACCCTACCCTTTCACTACCCTTTTTGTACCCAAAAAGGGTAAAAAGGGTAAAAGGGTAAAGGGCGATTCCACCCCTCTGGCCCCAAATGGGTAAAATATGCACAGTTTTTCTGTGCAAAAATTTATTAAAAATTAACATTTCAAAATTCACCCTCCAGTTACCCTCTGACTACCCTTTCACTACCCTCTGACTACCCTTTTTGTACCCTTTGGTTAATTTAAGTTTATGACGCTTACCCTCTGACTACCCTCTGACTACCCTTTTTGGCCCCCTTTTTTACCCTTTCACTACCCTCTGACTACCCTTTTCGGTTAAGGAACGGTAAATAAACCACACCAGGTATTACCCGATGGGCCAAAGAGTAAAAAAAATACCCCGGGTGGGGTATTATTTAATAGCAAACAGTTATTCTCCTTTTTTCAGATCAGACCTCTCACACGGGGTCTTTTTCTTTCAGAAGAAACATACCGCTTCTGTGCAGCTCAGAAATGACGATCCAGCCGTTTTGATACTGACGCATGATCTCGCCCTCGACCAGCCTGTTAATAATGCTTCCCTTTCTGCTGGGCGTCAGGTTGTTGGCAATCGTGCGCTCACTCAGGGATTTCTTTTCAAGCTCAAGCCTGATGGCCTCTTTTGTGATCAGCGGATAATTGCCGAGATGCCCGGGAATCAGAGTAGTCACAGGATTGTTCAACCAGGCATTTTGCACCACGTGAAAGGCCCGCTGTGTCTCTGGATCTAGATTCTGAAAGCGCTCGTCTTTTTCATCGTCGCCATCCGATTCAATTCTGACAATAACAGCAGCTGGCGGCTCTGGCTCGCCGTCCTCGTCCACCCAGCCGAGATCGACATCCTCAAACTTGAAGCACAATTTATCTGGCGTGCGTGAATCTTTCATCTTTTCCCAAGACACCTTGAGCCGGTCATTATCGCCTGCCACGAACACCATGAAATCCAAACTGGCCTTCATGGCACTGCTGCCACGCATCCTGTTTCTGGCGTTCTCACCGTGGCCAGTATGGTGGACAAACAGTGTGGTGGCCCCGGTAGACAGCGAGACCACATCACAGGCAGAGATCAGGGTCTTGAAATCTTTAGCACTGTTTTCGTCTCCGCCCATGTGACGGTTCAGAGTGTCGATCACAATCATGCTGATCTGCTGATCAGGGCAAGCCTCCATGATGGCCTTCAGGATCTCAGCGTTTGCCCCGGGAGAATCAATATCGATGGCCTTGTTGCTGACAAACAGATTATCGAGTTTGCTCACCTGATTGTGCTGTGCCCATGCTGCGATTCTCTGACGCAGACCGTAGTTTCCTTCACCTGCGAGATAGACCACGATTCCCGTCTTGGTCTTGATACCAGCCCAGTACCGACCGCTGGCGACTGAACAGGCCATGTCGATGGCGGCAAAGGTCTTACCCACCCCAGACTCGCCATAAATAGCGCCCGTTGCTCCTGCGGGAATGTGGTGCTTCACAATCCACGGAATGGGGCTAGGCTGGCCCATCAGATTGCTGGCACAGGTCAGGAAGTAGTCGGTGCGATTCTTTTTCTCGGCATTGGCCAGAATCACATCCGCAACATCTTTGCCCTTGGCCACTGCCGCCGCCACATCCTCGCCGGCTTCATACCTACAGACAGACTGAACAATGGTCTTCAGTTCATGCTGTGGCAGTGGGGGGCTGATGCGCGTCTCGTTGGCAATCTGCAAAGCTGCGAGTATTTCCGCCTGCTGCATCCCGAGGTGACGCATACTGCCGGCCAGAGAAGTCAGCCCGACATTGCGGTTTCCTTCGATGATGGCACCGCCTGTCTTGATTGACAGATCCGCCACTTTCTTGCGATCAGAGAGCACACTGATCCAGCGCTCAGGGATCTGGAAGGGCACTGAATCACAGGTTGAATCCTCAAACGGGCTGTCGTCCCACTGATACTTATTCCCCAGGATCTCACTGGGGTATGCCAGAAAATACTTGCCATCACTGAGCACGTCAATTCCGGCATCCAGCTTGGTCGAACCAACCCGGGAATCATAGGCCGCGATAAAGTGCTTGCCCCCGCCAGCCGTGAGCTGGAGCAGGGCGTCACGGATCGGATCGCGCCCATTGTCAGCGAGGAACTGATCCCAGGAATATTCCCCGCCGTTGCGAGGGTCGATGTCGAACACGATAATGCCTGACTTCTGCCCGGCTGCGACACCTATATTATAGGACGGGTTCTCTGTCCACCATCTGATGATCTGTGTCTCGTCAGTGGTGGCGTCATGAACACCATTTCCCCCGCGCTCCTTGCTGATCGCAGGGATTTTGCCGTTGGGCATGACAGGCAGAACATGCCA